AAGTTACCTAGTATAATAACTACACCAACAGTAACTAAGACTTCCCAATTCACATAAGACATTAATTTCTTGTAACCCCATTGTTGAGTAATAAAGACATAGTAAAATGCCAACAACCCAAAGATTACAAAAACATTGTCTTTTCCACCACCGTAAATATAAGCACCAATTGCAATAAACATTGGAAACACATTACGAATTACTGTACTTAGTTTGAAGTTATCTGGTGTGATAACGATATCTTCATCTTTAACTTCGTGCCAAATGTACCACGAAATAAAAATAAAACTAACTAACAATAATGGTGCAATCATGCCCATAAAAGTTGCATAGGTTAGACCAAAGGCGGCAATAGGAATAACTACTGTCTTTTCTAACGGCGACCACATATAATAGTGATGCGTTGAAAGATAATCAACAATACCCATCTTTTCACGGCCATGGCCAGACTTAGGTGCAACGGTGTCTAACAAACCAGCTGATACTGTTACTCTACCTTCAATTGGCAGTACACCACCAATAGCAGATAAAAGAACTACAACAAATTTGTTTGAACGAAAAGTGTTCTTAACATAAGAGTACGCTGGGGCGAAAAGGTTATATTCTTTTGCTAGTCCAGCAGAAATCATTATGAAGAAAACCATCCAGAGATAGCCAAGGCCATCCACAAGTTTCAATATTTCCATATTTTAACTCCGTTTTCAAACATAGAAACCACTCCATTTTACTGGAGTGGTGACCATAGGATTCAGAGAATCCTATCGCAATTCAATTTATTCTTCTTCAGCAAGTTTTGAGAAGTACGACAAGTCATCATCGTCACCTTCAGCAAATGCCGGTTCTTGAACGGCTTTCTTTGGTGCATCAAAGCTTTTAGCTTTTACTTGTTCGACTGTTGTTTTGGGTGCTTCGCCGTTTAGGCCAAGAACTTTGTCTAGGCGTTGTTTGAGTACATCATAAGCTTTGAATTCTTTCTCCGAAACCATCTCTGATAAAGAGAATTCTGATTTCCAGATTTTTTCCATCTCATCATCATCGCCCAATAGAACGGATGGAGATTCGAATTCAGACTTATCATAGTTTTGATAGCCTTCAACTTTACGAATCTTTAATTTGAAGTTAGCACCTTTCCACAAATCAAATGGATTGATTGCAGTTTCATCTTCAAATTGTGGGTTCATAGCTTCAGTAATCTTATCAAAGATTTTTTTACCGAACTTGAACAGTTTGACTTTACCTTCGTTTTCTGGATGCTTAGGATCAGAAACGATGTAAACGTTTGCAATGTAATTGAGTTTACGTTTTTGTTTACGAACAACATCTTTGTTAGCTTCGATGCCGGAATTCCACAAGGAAGTGTTGTGTTCGCATACGGGACATTGTTGATTCTTAGTGGTCAAACAGTTATCGATTAACCAACCACCAGGACCTTGGAACCCGTGAGAAAAGACTTTAACCCAAGGCAATGCATCATCACCATCAACTGCTGGTGCGGGAAGAAAACGGATAGTAGCCATGCCGTTGCCAGCTTTATCTACTTCTGGTCGCCAGAAATTATCCTGCTTTTCTGCACCACCATCGGAGGTGTTGAGTGCTTCGATTGCTTTGGAGAGTTTGTCGAGATTGCCAGATTGGCGTTTGAGGTTTGCAAATGAACTCATAGTATTTCCTTTATAAACGGAGTATTAACGGTGTGTGAACGGATTGTTTTCACTTTATACATTATATAATATTATTTAGGCGATTGTCAATCAAGAACATAGAAGTCTACCATTATGGTTGACAATATTCCAACCAACTGGTCATAATATATTTTGTACCACTCAATGGAGGATTACCTCTATGTACATGAGTGAATGCTGCTGGCCAAATAACTAAGGTACCTTTTTTTGGAGAGACCCTAACACTTTGATATAAAAATTCTGTTTCTCCACCTTCTTTTACATCATTCAAGTAGATCATCCAAGCTAGAACTCTAGGAGAGTTTACTGCCGAATTTTCCGAATGCCAAATATGATAACCTTCTGTGGGTAGAGTTTTTTGCACTTTTATGGATAACATTTCATGTTGTGGATAAGTTCTCAAAATGCTATATGTGTCAGCATATTCGTTATACTTTTCCCAAAATATTTCATGAAAATGATTTGTATGGTCGTTTTTGCCACCGATACCTAATAACAACATAGAAAGACTATCACCACCAAGTAAATTTATAGATTCATCACTTTTGTGTAATTTTCCTTTTTCTTTTGCTGATCTCTTATATGAAAATCCTAAGGCTTTTAATTTTTCAAAGTGTTTTATATAATAATCGCAAGTTTCGGGTCTCAAAGTATTTTCAAAAACACCAATAAAATCTTTAATCATTTTTTCTCCAATCAAACATATCTTTTCAACATATCCAGAGTAGTATGTATATCACTATGGTGTATCGCAATTCCACCATAAGCTTGCCATTGATCGATATTTGATTTGGTATCATCAATCAGTATGCAATTTGGGTCGGAATATTTACATTTTAGTCTTTTTCCTGGCACTAAGATCGGATCAAAATCAATATTGTGTTTTTGCAACCAAATCAATTTTTGTGCCTTAATGGCTTCGTGTTTAGATTCAGAAGATGTTGAGGACAAAATCTTTGTTTTTACTGGTAAAGATTTCAAATAATCAATCAACAACATTGCATCAGGCATCAAATCAAGCGTTGCAAAATGTCCTTCAGCAATGAATTCTAAAAAGAATCCATCAAAAATTTTGTATGTGTCTGCTTCATGTGGATAAAGCCCGTACAATTCTTTATATCTTTTATTGAAGTCAGCAATGACGCCATCCATGTCCAAATAAATGTTAAAAATTTCACATCTAGGCATATTCTTTAATCTTTTCTTTCAAAATGTTTTTCAGTTTGGATTTATCGTAGTGTATAAACGGTGAATATTTTTCGATTCTTCTTTGCCAATCAGGCCAAACAATATCATCATCAATTTGTTTTTTCCACATAGGAAAAAAATTCATAATATCATTTAAAATTATAACAGTTTCAATTGAGATACTGTAGTTCATCACAGATTGTAACAATTTTGGAAACTCATTTGATTTCACTAAAAGTAAATCATTTGGTTTTTCCACTTCGTCTAACAGATGTACTATATCATTTTCAAAGGTATAAGTCAAGCTCTGTATAATCTTTTGCCACTTTAAATAGTTTTCGTTACCATCTTGTAAAAGTTCGCCGACCCAATCAGACTTACCATATACAAAATTGGCAACATAAAAGTTCCGCAATTCTTCTAGACTATACTTACGACTAAGTTTATAGAACTGGTACTTATCTTTTCTTATGGAAAATGTTTGCTTGGAAACGTTTGTTTTTCCATTGTATTTGAAATAGTCGTAAGAGTCCGATGTAAAGTGCAGCTTCAATGCATTCCACAAAGCATAGGCTGCGAAGCCTGTGTTTTCTGTCATATAGGCAAACGTGAACTCTTTCTCAACATATTTGCTTCTTGAGCTTCCTCTTTAATAACACTCTTTAGTGCGGAAGATATCAATGTTGAAGCAACTTCAACTTCCAATTCAGTTTCTTTACAATGGTATAGAATGGCGTCCATACGTGTACATCTTAGTTTGGTCGCCAATTCTTCAATCATAGAACTGAATTCTTTAATCTCATCTTTAGTTGGCATTACAATTCCATTTCATTCAAAATTATCATTATACATCATGTGAGTTGCAAAAGCAAGCATCACTTATAAAATATGTGGGCACCAATCTGAGTAACCCTTTTCAATTTCCATCCAGGATTAACATAATTTGCATGGTAATACATTGCATTTTGTTCTGCAATTAAATCGTGAACAACTGCTTCTGTTAGTGCCTTTTTAGCTACGATTAAAGATTCTTCCCACTTGTATTTGTTTCTAACAATGTGTTTAACTGAATCACATACCCAAGAAAACTGACAGACAATAGAACCATTAATATTGCTTTTTTGTTTTACCACACCACATATATCATCTGCAAATTTACCTGATTTAACACGATTGATTGTTACTTGTGCTACTGCTAATTTACCTTCAAATGATTCGCTGGCAGCTTCATAGTAAATATTTTCTGCCAAGCAATTTGATTCTTTACTGAAATTTTCAACGACTTCTTGGCGAATAATTTCTTGTGCAAAACTCATTGAAGTTGGGTTGATAAAATTAACACCAATTAAAGTTAGTGTTAAGAACGCCATTAATAGGCCGTTTCTTTTTTTTGACATCTTTTCTCCTTGTAGATGGCCGACTCCGCATATGCGAAGCCGGTTTTTTCCCAATTACGAACTAGATTTTTTCGTTTTCACTTCTGGTTGTTGTGTGAGCTGAGAAACGAAACCATTGAGCATTTCTGCTTTTCTGATGATTTCTTCTTCTGAGGGGAATGATGGAAAACCTGGATGTGATGGTGAAGGTGTGCCGTTAATTTTGGCTTCTTCGACCTTGGTTGACCATTCGTTGCTGATGACTTCACGTTTACCGTAGTAATCGTCAGACAGCATTTCTTTCGCCATTTTTAAAAGTTCGAGGCGAATTTCATAGGGTGTCATACTCATTTTAATCTCCTTTGTGTGTGTTTATGTGTTTTACTATCATCTTGTGTGTGTTGATAGTAATTTTATTTAGGCAGTTTAATTCTGTTACGAGGATAAACTACCAAAAACCCTAAGCGGCGTTTAGGCTGCTAATGCGAACTGTGAGTCGTTTGCGTTTACTTTTGTTTAGTTTTTACGACTATCGCTGTCGTGCTGTCCACTCTGTTACTCTTTGCCCTGTCGAAACTATGCAGGCCCATCAATTATCCAATTTTATTTAATCCAGATAATTATCCGTTTAGGATAAAAATAGATAATTGGTGGACCTGGGGGGATTCGCACCCCCGTCCAGAACACTTTTCTCTTTGCTTCATACAGCAATAACTTGTATACCTATTAAGTATACAGGATTATTTATATTTTGTCAACAGCCAATCAGTCACACCAAGATTGTTTTGCCTCACCATAATATTCTCTTGCGTAACCTTGTTGGATCAACATGGAACGTAAGGATTGACCGTTGAGTAATACATCACCCAGTACACGACCACCATATTTGTCCCAATCCATTAGTACCACTTGGCGAGTAGTTGATTGTTCTACCATCTTTTTGGTGAACTGTGATGCAGCTTGACCTTTAGCATCTTCTTGCGGACACTTAGCACGAAATCCTTTTTCTGGTGTATCGACACCATAGACACGAATAGATAATTCTTTCTTCAAAGGTTCAGGCAACCATAATGCTTGAAACGCTACTGTATCACCATCGATAACTCTGGTTAAAGTTGCATTGTATGTTACACCTGCTTTTTGTTGTTGAGCAAATACTGGCAATGCACAACAAATGCTCAAGGCAATTAAGAATTTTTTCATTTATATTGGTCCTTATAGTATTTAATAGCCTTCACAAGGCCATCAATATGATCTTCTGTTTTTTCTTGGAATAATATAGGTTGTTCATCTTCTACAGCCATAATAACAACTAGATTATTAATTGGTTTGCCAATAAGTTCTTCATACATCAAAGCATATGCTGCGGTTTGCCAAAAATAATCTTCAATCTGTACTTTTGTTTTTATTTTTCTAGAGGTTTTAAAATCAATAACAGATAAAGAACCATCAAACTCACCAATACAATCTACACGACCAGCAAGACCTAGTTGTGTTGACCATAATGCCTGTTCTTGGTAATGTATGTTATTTATTCTATTGAGTAGTGGTTTCAATGAATAGAACATCTCCAAAGCATCAGGCATCATTGTGCCCATATCTTCGTTGTTGAGATATCGTTCACAAAGAGTGTGAACATTCGTGCCACGACCTGTGGCCTTTTTGGTTATCTTATTCGCTTCAACTTCACCCACCCGTTTACGCCATAAACTGATTGCTTCCTTTTTCATGGCGCCTAGTACAGTAGTGACTGATGGCAATTTCGTACCATCAGCCAATTTGTAATATCTTTTTCCATCAGGAAATGTTTCAGAGAATAAGTCAGGTAAATCTTTGGGTGGGCAATAATTAAACATTATGTAAAGTATGATATGTCGTGTGGGTTATATGATTTGTATCTTTCTATCCTATTGGATTCTTTTTCCTGTTTGGCCCACTCATCTAGTGCTTGCCTTATTTTTTCCTTCTTCTGAGATTCGTAGTAAAGCCGCTGTGCTTTTGACATCATTCTTTTTTTGCTCATAGGACTCCCTCTTTTTGTTATCGTTCAACAGGCGGGGGATTTTTTCTACGGGGGGAACTTTATTCTCAAATTGTTCTCCTTTGAAAGGTCTGAATAGTGCTGGAATTTGACTCATTACCATTCTCTCGGTGCTTTCGTTTTGTGGCCACCTTTAATTGTATTTCCGGGAATAGTTTCCTTCATACGATTAATGACGTATTTTTCAAACGTGGAATCTGGTTTTCCTACACCAGGAGTATTCATTCGCATACCATCACCAAGAATAGGTAGATTTTCTGCTGAGAAATACCTTGTTAGATGTGTATTATTTTTTATGAAATCGTCATATTCTGTATATGACATACGATGTTCTTCAACTTCGTTTGTTTCACTATTCAAGAAATCATATGTTGGCATTAATACTCCAGTCCAAGTTTTATACTTTCTTCATGTAAGGCATCTAAGGCCAATTCACTGTACCATTTAGGTTGCATCCTACTATTTATCTTACCTTTCCAAGATATGATGTGCTTCTTTTTTAAGAAGTAGTAGTTACGATAAGAAGAAATAGAATCATTCTCAACCTTGCACTCATCAGGCATTGCTGGTGTTGGTTCTGTAAATTTAGGATGTTCTTTGATTCCTGAAGGAACGAATCTTAATTCTTCAAGTAGTCCATCCCGTTCAACTTTATGTACTTTACCATAACGATATGTATATTCTTTACATAATGATTCTAACAATTTCCATAACCACACATAATTGTCACGGGATTGCCTTACCCAAACTGCCGATGGGTGATTGATATGAGTAGCAGAGTAAAGAGTGGACTCACGGTTATCGGCAAGTACATATGCTTTTTGTTTACGGCCAGAAGCACTGAGGCGGTTGATAAGAGTGCCGTCAAGAACACGGTGAGCAGTTGAGAGTAATTGTGCATATTCAAGTATCATTTTTACACAATGTTTATCAATGTGCATTTCTGCACACGTTTGTGGATGATTGTCAAGATAAAAAATATTCATAGATCATCATTTTTAATTTCAAGATTAAAGTTTATTACAATTCTATGTTTGTTGGTTGGCAAACTACTTGCATGGTAATTTGATCCGTCAAAAATTACAGCTCGATTTTTTCGAGGCGAAACTTTTTGTACCAGTTCACTATCTTTTTCTTTACCAAAGAAATAGGTATCTCCATCGGCATCATTCACATAATATAAAATAACCAAATGAGGTGTTTCCGTATCTATATGTTTAGTTGTAAATTCCTGAACTTTAGGAGTTGGCAACAACATAAAGGAACGACAAACATTTATTTTATAACCTTTTGTATACTTTATTTTATGTAAAGTATAATAAACTATTTTGGCAAATTGGTTAATGTATTGACTAACTGGTTTTTTAAGATGTAACGATACATGAGTAAATCCTGGAGTGTTAATATAATTAGGCAGTTTTGTTCTTAACTCTTTTGGCAAAGTCATATCAACGTTGAAAATCCAAGGAAAGTATCCACTAGTGTGTATTTTTTCTATCTTATCGGCATATTCTTTTGGCAATACATCATCAATAACAATAGTTTCAAATGTCATGGTTTACTACCATATTTTTCTCCAAGTGTTTTTTGCTCATAGTCGTCATATTATAACATCCTAATTAAACCAACAGTATCAATTGTTACGAGAAGCAGGTAGTTAGCCAACATGCCAAAAGATTTCCGAGTATGAGCAGCCCAAGCATAGATAGCGCAGCCAGCAATCCACACAGGATAAAGAACCAAGAGGGGA